GGATCTGGGACACCAGCACCTGGCAGCAGGTTGGTGCGGTTAGCGTTGAATGGCAAGCCGCTTCGACGGTACTAAGCTCAAATGGGGAAAAAATGATTGTCGGCTCGATGGATATGCACGATGGGCCACTGATGCTCAAAATCTACACAGTCGATGGGTGGAAGCTGACCGGCATCATTGAGGATCGCGATCCGTTCGGTATTTTACAAAATCCAATTATTACCTATCCAACGCTCAATCACGATGGCGGTATCGTTGCATTTGTCAGGGATGATTGGCCGAGCAAATATGAATATCCCGCGATTATACAATTATGGGATACGACCAACCAGCAGCACCTGCTGGATTTGGACGGAAAATTTCCAATGCGCGTCTGGCGGGTTCGCTTCAGCCCGGATGGACGTTTACTCGCCGCCCAGAGCAAAAACGGGACCACCATTTTCTGGGGTGTCCCGTCGCCATAATATTTAACCCTTGAAGTAAATCGATAAAGGTGCAGCCAATTTACCGCTCAATTGGCTGCACCTTTTATTTTGGGTTAACGGTTGCGGCAGTCAAACAGCAAAGAATCACCTGGGCCATCGACGCAGCCAATGAACATGCGTGATTTTAAGTTTCGATTGCTTTCGGAGTTCCTTGTTAAGATAAATACAGAAAAATCCCTGAAAAGAGAAAATACTTCCCCGTTAATCTGGTAGGATAGTATATCGGCTTTTTTCATTTGCCTTAACACCGCTGATCCGGAGAAATCAGCCTGTCAGCAGAACGATTAAAAATTTCATACACCTGAGGAGGTCTAATCATGTGCGGAATCATTGGAAGTTTTCCTGCCGCCGACGCCCAATGGGTTAAGCATGGCATTCACCTGATCCAACACCGGGGACCGGACGATAACGGCCAGGTAAATTCCCGTTGGGCCAGTTTAGGGCATACCCGCCTGGCAATTTTGGATGTGGCGCAGGGACAACAACCGATGAGTGATGGAAATCTGACCATTGTATTTAATGGCGAAATCTATAATTACCAATCGCTCATAAACAAAATACCCGAAAAAATCGATACACGCAGCGATACGCGTGTTGTTCTTAAACTTTATCAATATTTTGGGCCAGACTGCGTTCAATGGCTGGACGGCATGTTTGCTTTCGCCATTCAAGATGGCCGCCAGCTATTTCTGGCGCGCGATCCGCTTGGCATCAAGCCTTTATACTATGCGCAAGTCAATGGCGTCATGCATTTCGCTTCAGAAATCAAAGCGCTCAAATCCTATCTGCCCGCAGTGCGCGAATTTCCCGCTGGGAGCTGCTGGCATTCTCGCACTGGCTTCAAGAAGTATTACACAATTCAGGGGCTGAAAGCCGCGCGTAAACCGCAGGCGAAATGGGCGCAAGCCAAAGATATCCAGCAAATTTACCAAACTATCGATCAGGCCGTCCAAAAACGGATGATCGCCGATGAAGGCGTTCCGGTGGGCGTCAGCCTTTCCGGCGGCCTGGACAGCAGCATCATAGCGGCTTTGGCGCGTAAATCCCGCCAAAACCTGGATACCTTTGCTGTTGGAATGGAAGGCAGCCCGGACCTGGCAGCCTCGCGGCTGGTTGCCCGTCACCTGAAGACACAGCACCATATCTGCACCTATACCTTCACCGATATGCTTAAAGCACTGCCAGACGTAATATATTACCTGGAGTCCTATGACGCTGCCCTGGTGCGCAGCGCGATTCCCAATTATTTCCTGGCCAGGCTGGCCACGCAGGATGTGAAGGTCATTTTAACCGGCGAAGGCGCGGACGAATTATTTGCCGGCTACGAATATCTCCGCGCGGTGGATGACCCGCAGCAGCTCCAGGATGAACTATGGACCATCACTGGGAACCTGCACAACACCAACTTGCAGCGCACGGACCGGATGACGATGGCTCACGGTCTGGAGGGACGGGTACCCTTCCTCGATACCGCCGTCATTCGTCTGGCCTTCCAGCTGCCGCCGGCCTGGAAAGCGCCCTGGCAGGACCGCCCTGAAAAGGCGCTGCTGCGCGAAGCATTTGAAGCGGATTTGCCCGGCAAAATCATCCGCCGGCCCAAGCAGAAATTTTCACAGGGTACCGGTTCGGCCGACCTGATGGCGGATTACGCGCACCAGAAAATCAGTGACAATGAATATGCAGCCGCCAAACAGGCCGGGCTGTGCCGTTCGAAAGAAGAACTGCTGTATTACAAAATCTTCAAAGAGCAGTTTGGCGCCGGCCTGCACGCGGATGTTATCGGGCAGACGCGCTCAATTACCGCGTCCGAATTGCATTAATCGTCAAAAAACCTTGTCAGACCCGCGCAACGGGTGTAAAATCAGGCCTGTTCGAGAGTCACCCCAAGGCTTCATTAGAAGCCAGGCTCAAAGAAAGTATTGTTCGTCTCGGGGCGTGGCGCAGCCCGGCTAGCGCGCTTGCATGGGGTGCAAGAGGTCGAAGGTTCAAATCCTTTCGCCCCGACTAAAAACCTCTTGTATGCCAAAACTCGCAGTATAAGCGAGTTAATGTACTGCAAGACAGACTAATAGCCCTCTCTTGTGTACAAACTCAAGAAAGGGCTATTATGATTCTTAGCAAAAGCATTGAAGCGTTTTTATTATCCATCTCTGCCAATGGTTATTCTCAGTCCACGCGCGAGCTGTACGCCTGGGCGCTGGGCCTGCTGTCTGGGTACATGGGGCCAGACAGCGAATTGAAAGATATCAAGCCTGACGACCTTGACAGGTTTTGGGCCTGGGTACGCAACGATTACGTTCCAGCTCGAAAATCAGGATCAACCGCTCCCCTGGCCGGGCGCAGTCTTGAAAATATCTGGACAGCTGAGCGGTCGTTCTTCAGCTTTTGCGAAGAAAGCGATAAGCTGAAGCGCCGGCCAGACCTGCGCATCAAAAGGCCAGAATATTCCGAAAGAATTATCGAGCCACTTACAGAAGATGAAATCCTACGCCTGCTTGAGGCGGCACGAAGAACGAAAGTAGCGCAAACCAAAACGCGCACACCGTACACTTCTCCGCGAGCGACAGCCAAGCGGGATATTGCTATCATCATGGTGCTGGCAGAAACAGGGATCCGTGTATCTGAGTGCTCCCGGTTGAAGCGTGAAGATATCGACTTTGATGACGGCCTGATTACCGTACAGGCCTTTGGAACCGGTCGTAAAACGAAATATCGCCGGCTTGAGATTGGACGAAAAACACGCCTGGCCCTGTGGGATTACATTGCATGGCGCGAAGAACGTGAAGGTCGCAATCTTGAGCCTGACGACCTGATCTTCATAACGCTGAGGGGCAACCCGATGAACAAGGACAGTATCCGGCAGGTACTGAATGAGATCGGCATCAGCGCCGGCATTCCCGATGTTCACCCGCACCGTTTCAGGCATTTCTTCGCTTCCGCAATGGCCGCTGACGACATGGCGGAAAACGAGCTTATGGAAAAGTTGGGGCAGACCAGCGATAAGATGGCGCGCCGGTATGTGCATCTGGATAGGATGCGAAGAAAGCCGCGAAACAGTATTATCGACAATTTGAAACGACGCAGTTAACTTATGCGGATTGGTTGTTGTATAATGACAACATAGCTGCCACTGCTGTACTTGTGCGGTGGGTTCGAGAGATGAGCGCCTCGGCAATCTATGGATTGCTGGGGCGCTATTTATTTAATCCGCAAAGGAGACTGACTGTATGAAAGCGAAACGAATTGTAACCAGTATTATTCTGGCCCTGGTGATGGTGTTCACTCTTGCTTTCCCTGTGTTCGCCGCTCCTTCTGGCATGGTTCTTCAAGAGGACACAGCGCCTGATCTATCCGTTTTGGCGACTTTAGGAGTCATCCTGCTTTTGGCGTTTTTGGTGGAGAGTCTGACTGAGTATGTTTTCGGTCAGCCGTTTGATCACATTCAAACCCTGACGCCTTATAAATGGCTGCTTCCTTATGCCGCATTGATGGTCGGCGTATTGGGTTCCTGGTTGTATAAATTTGATCTCCTGGTTTTGGTCGGGACCTGGTTGGGAGTTGCAATTGTTCCTAACTGGCTCGGGATTACTTTGACCGGCCTGGCAATTGGCCGCGGCGCGACTTACATTCATGATCTGATCGGCCAGTTCTTCGGACAAAAGTAACCTTATGGCGAGCGAAATAACGGTAGCTCTTATTGTGAGTTTTGCATCCCTCGCAGGTTCGATTTTTATGTACCTGAAAGGTGCAAAGAAAGATGACGTTGAAGCCCTGCGAGGGATTATCAAAGAACTGAAGGATTACGTAAGTGATCTGGAACTTGACAAAGAAGATTTACAGTCATGGGCTGAGCGCCTGGTTTGTCAGGTAAAAGATGCCGGCTTTGAGCCGGTAAAGTTCATCAGTTCTCGGCGCAAGAAAGCCTGAGGGAATATGGAAATCAGCGAATTGGTTGGTAAATCAATTCACCTCTGGGAAATTGAGGAATGTTTCAGCGGAGACGTTGAGAAAATCGCAAATTTTTTTACCACTTGCGGTTTTCAGGGCGTCATCCTTCACTCGGTCTATTTATCCAATTGGGCCATTGCAAAGCGCGTCGCACTGGCTGCCGCGCTGAAATCAGCCGGCGTGCATGTCATCGGAGAATCAGCGGTTTATGGAGCAAAGCCGGTGGATGATGGCCGATTGGCTGCTAACCTAGTCAACAAATTCAGCTTGGACGCCTTTGTATTCGATGCTGAAGCGCAATTCGACGCCTCAAAAACAGCGGACAGCTCCGCCAGTAATATGCTCAAGGCGTACAAGGCCGATACGGATAAGCCTGCCGGCTGGTGCTGGTGGGCGATGTATGAGCCTCCCAGCCGAAAAGGCACCTGGCATCCAAAGGCAGTCTTGTGGGCCGCCACTGACCCGCGCTATGGGGCTGCTGATTTTGGTATGCCGATGATGTATTGGAGCTGGGGCGATGATCCTGCGTCGGCGGAAGCCTATGCGCGCGAAAGCTGGCGGCAATGGCGGGCGGTTACAGACATCCCGATTGTACCGGTAGGACGCGCCTATATTGGCGATGGCGGTACGGCTAAAGCGCCGGCTGTAATTGCGTTTGACGCTTGTGCGCGCGGTTTGGGAGCATCCGGCGTGTCCTGGTGGAGTTTGCAGCATGCGCTGAAATATTCTGCGCTTCCTGGTGTCATGGATGCTATCGCAAACCTACCCAGTTACAAACAATCTCAGCAGCCAGCACCTGCCTTGACCTGGGAGCAATCTATTACTGACTGGGCACGCACAATGGGTTATGCCGGCATTGGGCCAGAGGCATGATATGGAGCGCCTGTGTTTGTGGACATGGTCACGTATGTTATTTAAAACCCGGCTGGTTTTCCAGCCGGGTAGGTAGTTATCAGTGTGGCAGATATTGAAAATAAGCCCTGGGATCAAATGGACGGCGAAACAAACCGCTGGTATCAGCGATTTTCAGCATATCGTCTTGCTGGACCGGGCAGGTCTGTATTGGGAATTTATGCTGTTGAATGGGCAAAAAGCCAAAAAAATAAAAATAAACCGCGTCCCAAGTCGATATCTGGAAGTTGGAGTTATCAAGTTAAAGAGTTCCACTGGGTTGCTCGTGCCGAAGCATACGACCAGTACCTTAACAATTTAGCGGAAGCAGAAAAAGAAGCCGCATGGCGAAAACAAATTATGTCGCAGGCAGAAGCACAGGCGCGCATGTCAGAGTTCGGCCGCAACGATATGCGCCAGTTCTTCAAAGTTTCCGAAAGATGGACGTCTGACCCACTTCCGTCTGAAGAAATAATCGACGAAAAAATCGACCGAAACCCTAATACCGGCAAGACGCAAAGGCTTTACTTAGTCAAGAAGGTCGTCATTGACATGGAAGCCTTCACCGATCCAAACAGAAGCTTCAGGGTTTCAGAATTCGCCGATAGCCCAAAGGATGGTATCAAATTTAAGCTTCACAGCGCGCCGGCAGCAATCAAGAACATCGGAGATTACAGCGGAGCGTTCACCCAAAAACCGGAAGAAGAAGTTAGTGAGGCTGTGCCTTCGATTTCAATTCCGGCTGATATTATCGCTCCATCGTTTTTAGCGCCTTACCGTGATATCCGCGATAAAAAGCATATCGAATATGTTTTTCACGGTGGCCGCGGTTCTACGAAATCGAGCTTCGAAAGCCTGGCCATTATCTGGCTGATGGTCAATAACCCAACCATGCACGCAGTTGCCTTGCGCCAGGTGGCCGATACCCTGCGGGATAGCGTGTACGCTCAACTGGATTGGGCGATCAACGAGCTCGACGCCTATTACCCAGGTCTATCCGACAAATTTAAACGGACAACCAGCCCGCTTGAAATCACCTACAAACCTACCGGTCAGAAAATCTATTTCCGCGGTGCCGATGACCCTGGAAAGATCAAATCGATCAAGCCTAAGTTCGGGTATATCGGTATCGCATGGTTTGAGGAACTGGACCAGTTCCACGGGCCGGAAGCTATCCGAAAAATTGAACAATCTGCTATCCGCGGCGGCGATACCGCGTTTATATTCAAGAGCTTCAACCCCCCACCTACGTCCAGCAACTGGGCCAATAAGTACGTCAAAGTTCCAAAAGATAACCAATATATCCACTTTTCGAGTTATCTTGACGTACCGCCTGAATGGCTGGGTAAAGCCTGGCTTGACGAAGCAACATACCTGAAAGAAGTCAATCTAAAGGCTTATGAACACGAGTACCTGGGCATCCCGTCGAGCGCCGGCGGAACAGTCTTTGAGAACGTCAAGATCGAGAAGATCAGCGATGAGCAAATCGCCCAATTCGATCATGTTTTGTGGGGCGGTGACTGGGGATGGTATCCGGATCCGGCTGACTTCGGGCCGGTGCATTATGATGCTGCCCGGCGGGTGCTGTATATCTTCGGAGAGTACCGCGCCTGGAAACAAAATAACCTTGAGCTTTACAAGGGCATTGTCAAAAAGTTTGGTGTTACCGCCGCTGAAACGATCATTGCGGACAGCGCGGAACCGAAGAGCGTTGCCGATTTCAGACAGTATTCAGCGGATGGTATTGAGGCGGTCGATGAAAACGGTCGCACCATCCTTGATGGTAAAGGAAATCCGGTCATTATTTATGGTCCATCCTGCCGGGGCGCTGAAAAAGGCCCTGACAGCGTTAAGTATTCAATCAAGTGGTTGCAAGGCCTAACCGCCATCATCATCGACGATACGCGCGCGCCGTACGCCGCTGAAGAGTTCCTAAATTACGAATACGAACAGGACCCGGATGGTAATTTCATCAGCGAATACCCGGATAAAAATAACCACTCGATTGATCGTGTGAGATACGCGACGAATCTTATCTGGCGGAAGAGAGGTAAGTAATGTTCTCGAAAATCATTGCCTGGATAAAGGAGGTAATCAAGAAAATGTTTCAACGTGACGATGCAAAAAAATATTTAGGCGCCGACATTGCCGTTAGCCCAGAGATGAGCGCCGCGCTGACCTTATGGTCAGATATGTATGCCAATAAAGCACCGTGGATCAATGCAGATACCAAAAGCCTGAACTTGCCGGCTGCTATCGCGGGTGAAATCGCGCAATCTGTGACGATTGAGCTGACGATCAGCATTACAGGAAGTGACCGGGCAAAGTACATTCAGGACGCGGTCAATCTTCGCTTGTTGCCAAAACTGCGGGAACAGATCGAAAAGGGAGCTGCTAAAGGCGGTCTGATGATGAAGCCGTACGTCAGTAAAGATAAGGTCGTGATTGACTTTATTCAAGCTGATATGTTCTTCCCGGTCAAGTTTGATGCGGATGGAGATATTACTGATTGCATTTTTGCAGATCAGCGCGTGATTGGCGACAAATATTACACCAGACTTGAGTATCATTCCATGACTGACAGTGGATGCTCCATTCGAAACATGGCGTTCCGGTCGTCAACGCCTGACAACCTGGGCAGCCCGGTTGCTTTGACCGAAGTCGATGATTGGGCCGGCTTGCTCCCGGAGGCGACGATCACGAACATTGCGCGGCCTTTGTTCGCTTATTTCCGCTACCCGCTGGCCAATAATATCGAACCTACTTCCCCCCTGGGCATATCCTGCTACTCCCGAGCAGTCGATTTGATCAAAGACGCGGATAAGCTGTGGAGCGACCTGCTTTGGGAGTTTGAGAGCGGCCAGCGCGCCCTGTATGCCGACGTGATTGCCTTCGAGAAGAAAGCCGATGGCACGCCGGTACTTCCGCTGAAACGGCTTTACCGGGCGTTGAATGGAAGCAGTGACATTGGTGAAAATCCCGAAGGTCTGTTTCATGATTGGTCGCCATCCTTGCGCGAAGAGAATTATCTGAACGGGTTGGACGCAATCTTGAAGCGGATTGAATATACCTGCGGCCTGGCCTACGGTACTTTGTCTGATCCTCAGTCTATCGACAAGACCGCCACAGAAATTAAGACATCGAAGCAACGCACGTACGCGACCATCACCAGCGTACAAAAGGCCCTGCAGAACGCCATTGAGCAGCTTTTGTATGCAATGGACGTCTGGGCTACCCTGTACAACCTGGCTCCCAAAGGCGCTTATTCGACCGCGTTTGACTTCGATGACAGCGTGATCGTCGATAAGGACATGCAATTTCAGCAAGACCTGCGCGTCCTTTCTGAGGGCCTCATGAGCCACATCGAATTCAGAATGCGTAATTTCGGTGAGGATGAAAAGACGGCGCGTAAAATGCTGGCGATGGTGCAGGAACAACAGGCGCAGGCCGATTTATTCTCTAATACCGGGGCGTAATGCTCACCGCCGATTACCTTGACGTTTTACCTGGGCCGATCATCGAGCTGTATGAGGAATACCAACAGTCGGTGATCAATGATATCGCGCGCCGGCTGGCAAAGATGGATTATGCCAGCCCGACGGCCGCCTGGCAGATGCAGCGCGCTATTGAGAGCGGGAAACTGTACGAAGGAATTCTTGAGAAACTGGCTAGCATAACTGGAAAATCTGAAAGCACCCTGCGTGACCTGTTCAAGAATGCCGGCGTAAAGGCGATGGCGTTCGACGATGACATTTATCGACGCGCTGGCCTGCAACCGCTCCCACTGAACCTGTCACCGGCCATGACACAGGTATTGTCGGCAGGATTGGCGCGCACTCAGGGTCTCATGCGTAACTTGACACAGACGACGGCTGTTACTGGTCAAGATGCGTTCATATCCGCTGCCGACCTGGCTTACATGCAAGTCAGCAGCGGCGCGTTTGATTACAACTCTGCTATCCGTCAGGCGGTGAGTAAGGTAGCCTCTGAGGGTCTATCGGTGATCAATTACGCATCTGGCCGGCGCGAGCAGTTGGATGTTGCCATGCGCAGAACCGTTTTAACAGGAATCAATCAGACATCCAGCCAGTTGCAGATGGCGCGCGCGGTGGAAATGAATACAGACCTGATAGCTGTGTCTGCTCATATCGGAGCGCGAAACACCGGAACCGGTCCGGCCAATCATGAAAGCTGGCAAGGTAAGGTTTATAAGGTTAATGGCCAGACTGCGAAGTACAAAAACTTTGCTGAAACAACGGGATACGGGACCGGTGAGGGTCTTGGAGGTTGGGGTTGCCGGCATTCATTTTACCCATTCTTTGAAGGCATCTCTGAGAACGCTTATTCCCGCGAGGAATTGAAGTTGTTCGCTAACAAGACCGTCACCTATAACGGGAAAGAAATCAGCGTTTATGAAGCTACCCAAATACAGCGCGGTATGGAGCGCAAAGTGCGCTACTTCAAGCGGCAGGCTGGCGCTCTCAAGGCCGCCGGATTGGACGCATCTAAAGAAATTGACAAACTAAAGCTATGGCAGGGTAATCTACGCTCATTCACGAAACAGACCGGCTTGCCGCGCCAATACAGCCGCGAGTGGATTTCTGGATTACAAAAACAAACCCAAACGAAAAAAGTAACATTGCCTTATATTGATAAAATAACTTCTGAATATCCAGAAGTAGCTAACACTAAACTTTCAAAACTAAGGAAACAATCTATAACTGAATTGAACAGGATTGAAGAAGAACGTGCATCGAGTACCATTAGAGATGTATATAAATACGCAGATAGTGAAGAGTTAGTAAATCGGGAAAGAACATTTATGTCTATGCTCGATAAGCAAAAAAGTTCAAGATATCAATTTGAACATGGAATAGCTGGTGTATGGGGTCCTGGAGATGAGGAGGCATTTCAGAAAAGACTTTCTTCGTTGAAAGAAATTCAATCCGAAATAAAGCTTAGGAAAAATTGGTATTCTAATATGAGGAGGTTGGAAGCAATAAAACAAGGTGAAATTACCGGAAAAATCGTTCTGGACGAAGGCGATGTAATTGATTTGCTTAGTAAAGTTGGAGATGTGTATATAGATAATGGATGGAAACCATCAATGGGAAAGCCTCCATATCAGCCCGAGTTATTTAAAGAAAGCGATCTGACCGGTGCAAAAATTCGGTATTATATTACACTGCCAGATGGAAGAATTGCTCATCCTGATGAGGTTTTAGAAGCTAGAACAAGGGGAAGGCTAATTGTAATTGATAAAATCAAGGTCGCCGCGAGAGATTGGACAAAGCGTTATTGAAAACATTAAATCTTATGCTACAATCGAATTGTAGCTGATGTTCCCGTAAGTGGGGAGCATACACGAGAGATGAGCGCCTCGATAACCTGTATGGGTTGTCGGGGCGCTTTTTATTTTCACAATTTCGCTAACTGCAAGCGTAAAAAGGCAGCGGCCAAGAGAACCCGACCTCGTAAAAAGGGTAGGCGCGGAAACATAGGAGAACAGGAAAATGAAGCGTGAAGACTTGAAAGCCAAAGGCCTGACCGATGAGCAGATCGATTTCATCATGGCTGAGAACGGCAAGGATGTTGAAGCCGTCAAACAAAAATTGACGACTGCCGAAGCTGAAAACAAGACCGCAAAGGAACAACTTGCGGAAGCTAACAAGCAGATCGAATCCTTCAAAGGCCTTGATATCGATGGCGTCAAGAAAGCTGCCGAAGAGTGGAAGGCCAAAGCGGAAACCGCCCAGACTGAAGCTCAGAAGCAGATTGCTGATCTCAAGTTCGGTCACGCCCTGGATACCGCCCTGGCAGGAGAGAAGGCCAAAAACGCTAAGGCGGTCAGGGCCCTGCTGAACACCGAAGGTCTCAAGTACAACGAGGCGGACGGGTCCATCATCGGCCTGAAAGAGCAGCTCGAGACCATCAAGAAAGACGCTGATTACCTGTTCGAAAGTGATCAACCTACCCCTCGGATTGTCGGTGGAACAAATGGGAATAATGTAACCGGCGATCCACTTTTGGCAGCCGTGATGAAAGGTGCTGGGCTGCAAATTGAACAAGGAAAATAACCAATGGCAAATACCGTATCTCTTGTAAGTACGTTTTTGGCGATCATCGATGCCGCTTATAAAGCGGATAGCAAGACCGCCATGCTGGACGCCATGACCCAAACGCCTTCTTTTTTGGGGGCGAACGAAATCAAGGTTTTGAAGCTATCTATGGTCGGTCTGGGTAATTACTCCCGCGTGACTGGCTACCCTGCCGGAGACCTTACCGCGGCATGGGAAACCATGACCCTGGCCATTGAACGTGGTCGTCCTTTCCAGCTCGACCGCATGGATAACGAAGAAATGCTTGGGTTGGCCCTGGGTAACTTGGTGCGCGAATTTATGCGTATGCACGTTGCCCCTGAAATCGACGCCTACCGCTTCGCCAAATACGCGGCCGGCGCAGGAAATGTCGTTGCATCCGGCGCAACTCTTTCCAGTTCGACTGTTTTGGCCGCGATTGATGAAGCGAAGTCTGCTTTACGCGCCGACGAGGTTCCGATGGATGGCGCAAAGCTGTTCGTTTCCGATACCGTTCACGGCTATTTGGAAGCGGCAATTTCCCGCACACTCGGCAATGAAAACAGCGCTGATCGGCGCTTGAACAGCATCGACGGCATGGAAATCATCGAAGTTCCTCAGACTCGTTTCTACACCGCGATCACCCTGAATGCCGGCTCCACTTCCGATGCCGGCGGTTTCATCAAGAACGCCTCCACCGGCAAGGATATCAACTTTATGATCATCCGCCCGGATGCCGTCTTGCAACCGATCAAGCTCAATCAGGTGAAGTATTTCAGCCCGGATGTCAACCAGAGTGCTGATGCTCATCTTTGGCAGTATCGTCTCTATCACGATGCTTTCGTGTACGAGAACAAGGTCAACGGCATCTACCTGCACAAAAAAGCCTAGAAAGGCGGTGATCCATGTTGCTCTGTAAAGACGGCGTGACAGTAGATGTCGCTCACCCAGCGGATATCAAGCGCTATAAATCTGTGGGCTACACGGAAGAAAAAGCGCCTGAAGAAACACCGGCTGAACCTAAACTGAAAGGCAAAGGGAAAGCCGCTAAGGAAACACCGGCCGAACCAAAGGCCGAAGAAAATAAAGGCGGTGATGAATGACCCTCAAGCAGATTACCGTCAACGGTTGGCTAAAGGACGTCAACGACAACTTCGCCGACATTGCCCCGGTTGGTGATGTCAACGGCCTGGGAAACCTGCGCGTTGCTCGTTACACGTTTGATACCGCTGGCACTGATAGCGCAGGTGAAGATAATACGGCGGTCGGTGCGCATGGTGTAGGGGTAACGCTCCCTGCGAATGCAATTGTTGTTGGTGGGTTCGTGGATGTCAATACAGCTTTTACCGGTGAAACGAACGCCACCCTGGCTATTTCCGTGCAGGCCGCAAACGACATTATCAGCGCCGCGGCCGTTTCCGGTGCACCTTACTCTACTGTTGGCCGCAAGGCCATTGTACCGAAGGCAAACACGCCGGAAAGCACCAGTGTAAAAACCAGTGCGGCGAAAGAAATTACCTGCACGGTCGGAACCGCCGCGCTCACGGCTGGAAAACTGACCGGCTATCTCTATTTTGTCGAAGGCGTCGCTTCGGCGTAAGGAGGATCAATGCCTACTGGAATTGACTGGTTATCCAAATTGCCTGAATGCGGCCAGCATACGGTCACTTCTGCTGAAGCGACTGCCAATGCGGCATCAATCGCTACCGGTAAAGTAGCGGCCACTGCGTTTCATGTGCAGATTTTCCGTTCCGGTGTGAACGTCATGTCCGATGCGGTTGTATCGATCTCAAGCGGCGTACTTTCGGTAGCTGACGGTGGGGCAACTTACAACATGACGACCGGCGACGTGATCAACTGGCAGGTTTGGTAGGAGTCTGGCGATGGCTTATGCTGATTACGCTTTTTATACTGGTACATATCTCGGCACTGCCATCGCCAGCGCTGACTTCTCCCGCCTGGCGCAACGCGCAGCGGAAGTGATCGACGAGCTTACCTTCCAACGCGCTGCCGGCGTGATAACGGACGCCACCGATACAGACACTATCGCACAGATCAAACTGGCGAACTGCGCCCTGGCTGAAGATATCCAAACCGCTGAAGCCTCTGGTAACACAGACGGTATCGCCTCTGAGAGCGTAGGAACCTACTCGGTAACGTACAAATCGAACTCCCGCGCCAGCATGACGCGGGAGCAGGTTTTTCGCTCAACCGCTAAACGCTATCTCGGCCAGACTTACCTGATGTACCCAGGGCTATGAAAACAAACTGCGACCTGACCATCTATAACGTTTATGTGGACGCTGCTACGCGCTCTGAGAAATACGTGCGTGCCCAGGTTGTAGGTGTCTATTGGGAAAATCGCCGGGCCGTGAACAAACTGCGCAGCGCGAACCTATCTGCCGATAAAGCGATGATCATTATCCCGTTTGGGCGGGGAACTGCGTACTTAGAACCGGTTCAGTGGCAGGCCTTGACGACGAAAACCGGAAAGTGGACGCTTCAGGAAGGTGACATTATCGTCAAGGGCCTGGTATCAGACGAGTTATCTTCCAGCTTTACCGCTTCTGCGCTCGAAAAGAAATACAACGATGTGCTGAAGATAACCTCTGTGGATGTGATGGATCAGGGCAGCCTGGCCATGCGTCATTGGCGGTTAGGAGCGAGCTGATGCCAAAACCGATCATTGAGACGCCGAAGGGTGCAATCATTATCAATCAGGCCAGTATGAAGGCTGAATTAGTGTGGAACAACAGCTTTCAACCGATCTGGCAGGGCCATTACGGCCGTGCTCAGATGTTTGTTGACAGCGAAGTCCTGCGCCTTTGCGAGCCTTATACCCCTTTGCTGACCAGTGCGCTTATCAAATCAGGCACATTGGGTACGGATATCGGCAGCGGTGAAGTGGCCTGGATTGTACCTTATGCGCGTGCTCAATACTTTGGTAAGCGCGCGCCTGGCAGCGCAACCGGCCCATTGCGCGGCCCTTACTGGTTCCAGCGTATGAAAGCCATACATGGGAATACGATCATTGCGGGTGCACGCCGCATTGCTGGGAGAGGGTCATGACGATTATCTCCTCTTTACGCACCTTTATTGCCACCTGTCCACTTCTGGAAGCTGGAGCGCTGATATTGGTTGACCAATTAGGGCAAGAACCGATCCAATACGCGCTCATTCCTTTACCTGGTGAACGCATTGTAGAGAAATATCTGAACGGTTCCTCATTGCGTGAATTTCCGTTTCTTTTCCAGACATCAGAATCAACTGCTGACGACCTGGAAAGAATTGAGAACGCCGGCTTTCAGGAACAGTTCGCGGATTGGCTTGAAGCACAAACGGAAACCGAAACACTTCCAGACCTGGGAAGCAATAAAACTGCGGAAAGAATTGAAGCTGTGCAATGGGGTTATCTATACGAAAGTGGAATTTCTGACACTGGCATTTACCAGATCAGTTGTAAATTAGTCTATCGGCAAACGCCGTAGAAAGGTCTTGTTATGGAAAAACGCTCGAAATTCGCTGTGTTTATTGACGTGAGCGCAACCAGTACACCCGATTGGGCGTTATTGGGCGAAGGTATCACGACGGCCAGCATCAATTACAACCCGCAAACATCGGATGAAACCTATATTCATCAAGATAGCGGGACAACCGAAATTGAGAGTTATAAACCAACTCTGCCTATTGAAAGCTCGTACGATAAAGGCGATGCGGCGTTAGCCTTCCTGGATACCTTGCGCAAATCGCGCGCTGTTTTGGATGACGCTGTTCGGGACGCCGTGCTGGTCTATCAATACGAAGACGCCGTATCCGGGGCTTATCCGGCTGAAAAGCAAAGCGTCAGCATTCAGATTGACAGCTTTGGCGGCGACGGCGGCGGGAAGATCAAAATCAACGCCACCCTGAATTTCCGCGGCGATGCTATTGATGGAACTTTCAATCCGACCACGGAAACGTTCACCGCTTCGTAGCGAGTAAATTATGGACAAAGAAGCAGTTCAAATTGCAATTCAATATCTCGCTGATGCAATCAGCGTTCTACAAATGAATAAGCCATCCGATCGCAGCGAGGAAGCACGACGGTGCGCCATTGTCATTACTGAACTTGAAAAAACTCAAGCTATTACAAAACAGTTCTTGAGTTGACGGGTGATTGTGATATCAAGCCCAGCTCATTCGGGCTGGGCTTCTTTT